ACCTAGGCCAGATCAATCAGGTAACCTTTGCGCAGGCTGAGGCGCTCCAGCGAATGCTACAAATGGCTACAGGAGCGATTGACTCTGCTGGTATCCCCGGTAGCATTAATGGCGATTCGACCGCTGCGGGCATCTCAATGAGCCTCGGAGCCATCATCAAGCGCCACAAGCGCACTTTGATTAACTTTCAAGATTCTTTCATCATTCCGTTTGTTGAGAAGGCTGCGTGGCGTTACATGCAGTTCGACCCTGAGTCCTATCCGGTCAGTGACTACAAGTTTGTAACCACTAGCTCGTTGGGCATTATTGCCCGTGAGTACGAAGTGACTCAGTTGGTACAGCTCCTTCAAACAATGTCCCAAGAGTCTCCGTTGTACCCTGTGCTGATCCAGAGCATTATTGACAACATGAGCCTGAGCAACCGTGAAGAACTCATTGCGGCAATGCAACAGGCCCAGCAGCCTAATCCTGAACAGGCCCAACAGCAGCAGCAAGCAGCGGCCTTGGACATGCGCTTTAAGGAGTCTCAGTCTGCCGCCTTGGAAGGACAAGCTGCCGAATCGCAGGCACGAGCAGCTAAGTACGCTGAGGAAACCAGGATCATGCCTATCGAAGTGGCTATGAAGAACCTGCCGGATGACGCCTCCACCCAAGACTTTGCCCGCCGGATGGAGATTGGTAAGTTCCTATTGGAAGAGCGTAAGCTCAAGCAAGCAGAAGCACCGCGTATGCCTAATAACAACAACAATGGAGTAATCTAATGCTTACACCCAGAGAAGCTGAAAAACTGGTAGAACAGGTCAATCAGGGCTTTGAGGCCGACCGTCAACGCTTGATTGACCTGGAGAAGCGCGTAAAGGCACTGGAAGCAAAGCTGGCAAAGCCGACCAAAGAGGAGAAATAGCATGAATGACGATAAAGTTAGCTTGTTTGTCTCTCTAATTGCTTATACCCAAGGCTCTTGGACGCCGGAGGAGGTCATTAAAGCCTATGAATTCATCCAAAAAGAGGCCATTAAGCCCGTTGCCAGCAACTCTGTACGTTTGGTTCCGAGCAATATTGCCAAAGATGGCGAATCTCGCCACTAAAGATTGGTGTAAATTGCTAAACTTCTTGACTCCTTTATCTTATACTGGTATAATTAGAGCATCCCGTAGTGAATAATAAAGACTTAGAACGCTACTACGATAACTTCTTTGAACTCTTCAACCTTGATGGCTGGAAGCAGCTTCAAGAGCAGTTGGAAACGACGGCTACACAGATTAACGACATCCGAGCCATCAAAGACCCTCGTGACTTAGACTTCCGGCAGGGTCAGTTAGATGCTCTTCGGACTCTCCTGAACTTTGAAGACTCCATCAGACAGACAGTAGTGGCACTGGAGGTTGAAGAGCGTGATTTTTGACTTTCAGTGCCCTACTAAGCATACCTTTGAGGCCAATGTAGCCTCCTCAGTCCGGCAGATACCTTGCCCGACTTGTACCCTAACAGCCGAAAGGCTTATATCTGCCCCGCTTTTGAAAATCCCAGGCTTTGGAGACTACCCAGGCGCCGCCATTAAGTGGGCAAGGATGCATGAGAAAGCGGCAAAGCAGAACAACCAAGAAGATTAGGTCAACTACAGCCAAGTAGCCCTAACTAATACAGCCCCACAATGCTATGACACGGAGCAAATAATGGCAGCAGAAATCGTTAATGAGCGTGAGCTTGCGCAAGAGATTAAAGCCCTTGAAGACTTGGAAATGCACGAAGAGGTAGCCCCTGAAGAGGATAAGCCCACTTCTGACCTTCCTGAAAAGTACCGTAATAAATCCCTACAAGACATTGTGCGTATGCACCAAGAGGCTGAGAAGGCCATTGGCCGTAATGCCAACGAAGTAGGAGAACTGCGGCGAGTCGTCGATAGCTTCATCACCAAGCAAACAGAACTCGTAGCGTCTAAACAAGAAGTCCCTAACGATGTGGATTTCTTTGCAGACCCCACCGGAGCAGTAAACAGAACTGTCGAGTCCCACCCCGCCTTCAAGAAGTTGGAATTGCTTACCCAGCAGCAACAGCAGTCGGCGGCACAGGCAGATATGCAAAAGCGCCATCCCGACGCTGCGCAGCTTGTGCAAGACAGTAAGTTCCTGGAATGGGTCATGGCCTCTAAGATTCGTCAGAATCTCTTGGTTCAAGCAGATAGGGCGTATGATGTTGACGCAGCCGATGAGCTGTTCTCTACATGGAAGGAACGTCAACAGCTAGTGCAGCAGACAGTCTCAAGCGAGACAACTGCCCGCAAAGCCTCTATCAAGCAAGCAGCCACAGGCGGCAGCAGCGCCGCACAGGAGCCACAGTCAAAGAAGAAGTATCGACGGGCTGACATTATCACACTCATGAAAGATAATCCTGACCGATACGCCCTGCTTGCCCCGGAAATCCGACAAGCTTACGCAGAGGGCCGGGTTATCTAGTCTAAATAGTCAAGGAGACTGTAATGGCTACTTCAACCTTCCCCACAATGACTGGTGCCGTTGGTATCAGCGATGTTGCAACCTTTGTACCTGACATCTGGTTTTAGTTTATGGCCAGCTAATCTCTAAATAACGTGAACGGCTAACGCCCAACACGAAAGAACCTTGTAGCTTCGGTAGCTACTCAGCAAAAGCTAAGGACTTGCACAGACTAAGTGAGATTATCCCTGCGGGGAAAGCTATAGTCGGAAGGCCCACGGAGCCTCGCAGACGAAATCCGAGCAGCATATGAAAAAAACCTAGTGTTGGCTAATCTTGTAAAGAAACTGACAATGAAGGGCAAGAAAGGCGATAAATAATATTGTCGCATATCTTCTAAACAACGTGGAAGGCTAAAGCCTAACCCGAAAGAACCGACGGAACCTCAGAGGTATTCGATGACTAAAGTAGTTCTCCAAGAAACTCTTGTAAAATATCTTGCTGGCCTGTTAGATGCTGATGGCTCTTTGAGCTTCCGCTTCAACAAAGTGAAAGATGGGTACTCAATCCATTTGACACTAGCTTTTACAGCAGCAGAAAGCATAGACATGGGTGGAAAGTTTTGTAACAGTCTTCCAGAGATCACAGGCTTCGGTACGGTAAAATACCGACAGCGTGAGAACTGGACGCCAATTAACGAATGGCAGGTTCAATCAGCATCCGACATCAACATGCTGATCCCAAGGCTCGTAAAACATATGGTAGTAAAGGCCCAGCACTGGCAAAACCTTTTTACTTTATGGCAAAACAACAGAGGTAAGAATCTTAGTGAAGCTGATATTGCTCAATTAAAGCAGTTTTCACAAGAATCTAGGAAGCAGGCAGGCCCGTTGAAGCATAAAAAGCATCCAACATGGGCATGGACTTGTGGATTCCTCGAAGGAGATGGTTGTTTCACTTTTAAGAAACATCCTTCTGGCTACGGAAAGAAACTGTCGATTAGCGCTACAGCTCACAAAAGTGACTGTGCCTCTATCGAGCTCCTGCACAAGGCTTTTGGGGGTTCTATATACCCCAGCAGCACACCAACGTGCATGGTCTGGAAGCGTAACTTAGGAGTATCTGATGCTTCTTTTTCCTTCAAGTTTCTTTCAAAGCTGGTACAGCATTCCCATCTAAAGAAACATAAGATGGAACAAATGCTGGCTTACCTACATAGTCATACGGGCTTGCAACGACTAACTGAAGATAGGCCTACGGGCCAAGTTATAGTCTGAACTTCACAGGGAAAGTTTGGTTATTCACCTCCCTGCTCCAATTCGTGGCTCCGCTGCTGCGAAGGCAGAGAACACCGCCGTAACGATCCAGAATAACACCGAGCTGGAAGTAACAGTAACGATCAACAAGCATTACGAATACAGCCGTATGATTGAAGACATCGTTGCCGTCCAAGCCCTCGACAGCTTGCGTCAGTTCTATACCAGTGACGCTGGCTATGCTCTTTCCACACAGGTCGATTCGGACTTGTGGGCACTGGGCAAGACCTTGGGCGACGGTACGACCACTTGGGTACACAACGCTTCGTACTACATCGACGCCTCTACCGGCTTGACCTTGTACGCAGAAGACCAGGTAATTG